ATGCGATTATTTTGTGCGAGTTAACATAGCACCGCTTAGATTAAAACATTGAACACTCAATATCCAATTTACATTCCGAGCAAACAGCGCTCCGAGTGTGTGCTAACTGCAAAAATACTTAGCAAGGAAGGAATAAAATTTTTCGTTGTCATCGAGCCTCAAGACTACGCCGACTACGCTAAAGTTTTTCACAAAGACCAGCTACTTGTAATGGACGAAAACAACAAGGGAATCTCCTATGTGCGAAGCTGGATAAAAAAACACTCGCTAAGCAATACCAATTCATACCATTGGCAAGCCGATGACAATATAGCATCATTTAAGATTAGGAGGGGTGGCAAGAACATAGACACCAAGGCGATGCCCTTGTTCTCAGAGATGGAGCAATTTGTAGGGGCACACCTAAACATAGGAATTGCAGGGATGAAGCATCAAATGTTTGCGTTTGCCGCAAGCTCAGACATTAGTATAAACAAAATCTGTTATAGTTGCGTATTAGTAAACAACCAAGTTGCCGCAGACTGGAGGCCAGATGTGATTGAGGACACGGACTATACGCTCCAAGTTCTTTCAAGAGGATTCTGTTCCGTGGTTTTCAATAGACTAATAATGGCAAAAGTAGCCTCTATGAAAATGAAGGGCGGTAATACAGACACAACTCACGCTGGGGACGGAAGGCTAAAAAGAGCAAAGAAACTTCAAGAGCTTTGGCCTAACCAATTTAAGCTAAGGGAAAAGTATGGAAGAATCAATATTGCTCCGTCACAAGTTTGGAAAAAGTTCACTCAAACCCTAATTAGAAAGTAGGAAAAACAATGAAAACAACACCAAAGTACCCGACTGTAATAATCAAAAAAGTTAGCGAACTAAGCCCAGCAAAATATAACCCAAGGAAGATAAGCGATGAGGCACTAGGAAGATTAACAAAGAGCCTAGCCGAGTTTGGCAATCTTCAACCTATTACTTGGAATGTGCAGACTGGAAATGTAGTAGGAGGCCATCAAAGGCTCAAGGTGTATCAAGCGATGGGGAAAGAAGAGGTAGAGGTATGGGCAGTTGATCTTAGCGAACAGAAGGAAAAGGCGGCAAACATAGCCTTAAACAAACTAAGCGGAGAGTTTGATATGGTAATGTTTAAAGACTTGATTGGGGAAATAGACACAGGCGATATTGATTTAGATATTACTGGATTTAGCCAGTCAGAGCTTGAGCAGATAATGTTGTACTTTAAAGAGCCAACCGATGTAAATGCCGAGTGGGACGGAATGCCGGAATTTTCTCAAGAAGATAAAACTGCGTTCAGAAGGCTAATAGTCAACTTCAACAACCAAGAGGATTTCGATAAATTTTGTAAAGCTATCGGACAAAAACTCACCGATGCAACCAAATCAATATACTATCCAAAGCTAGCAAACGAGCCGTGCATGGACAAGGTGTATGCAGACACATAATCCACAATTTCCCTTTTACATTCCATCGAAAGGCAGAAGTCAATATATGATGACTTCGAAAGCCCTAACGAAGATGGGAATAAGGCACTATGTAGTTGTAGAGCCGCAAGAGGTGGATAAATACAAAAAGGCATCTAGTGGCTTGCTATGTACAATTTTAGAACTCGATATGAATTACAAGGCAAAATACGAGTCATGCGATAAATTTGGATTATCAAAAAGCACTGGTTCTGGACCAGCAAGAAATTTTATCTGGGATCACTCAATCAAAGACGGATTTAAGCGGCACTGGATTATGGATGATAATATATGCAGATTTTGGAGATTCAACAGAAATATGAAAATCCCCTGCGCCTCTGCAAGCATGTGGACAGCTATGGAGGATTTTTGTCTTAGATACAAAAACATTGCTATGGCTGGTCCCAACTATTACTTCTTTATACCAAGAAAAAGCAAGACTTATCCAATAATTAAGAACACTAGAATTTACTCGTGCAACCTAATATTGAACGACCTCCCCTTTAGATGGAGAGGCAGATATAATGAAGATACAATCTTGTCACTAGATATTCTTAGCAAGGGATGGTGTACTGCCCTATTCAACGCATTTCTACAAGACAAAGAGGACACACAGAAAATGGCGGGAGGAAATACAGACGAACTCTATGGAGGAGTTGCACACGCTAGGGCTGGGGCAAAAAAATATAATACTGGTGGAACAACCACAAAGTCACTTATGCTGGCACAACAATATCCAGACATAGTAAAACTCGCTTACAGATTCAACAGAGAACATCACATAGTGGACTATAAAAAGTTTAAGAACAACAAATTCATTAAAACCGATGAGGAGATAAAAAGGGCAAGCCGTGGAAACAATAACTACGGGATGGAGTTAATGAAAATTAAGAAATGAAAATTCCGCAATCTCATCTTGTTAAGCTATGGGGAGTGTCGGCGGCTCGCATAAGTCATCTGGTAAAAGCGGGGATGCCGCTTACAAGTGAGGCAGATGCCGCATCGTGGAAACTAGCAAATCAAAAAAGACAAAGCAGAACCACCCCTATATTAGAAGGAGGCATTTCAGAAAAACTCAAAGAATCAATACCAGAACAGCTAACCGCCTCTAATTCCCTAGCAAGAAAGGCTAGAGCTGGGAAAGCTGAGATGGTTGCATTTTCGCTAGTAGGGTCTGCATACAATGAGAAGAATCCAGTAGCACTCAGGTCTGCTATCGCCGGATGGGGCGAAGCAAAGAAAAGAATGTTTGAGGCAGAGATGGAACACGCAAGATTTGAAGAGATGACCAAGCAAACTATTCGCGTGGATGTAGTGAGAGAATTTATCACATCTTGGCTTGGGTCAATACGCAGTTTAATGGATGCTATGCCATCCTCGCTTTCGTCCCGAGCCAACCCCTCCGACCCAGAGTGCGCCAAGAGAGCTATTCAAGAGGGTATCGATCAAATCTTCGTTACCATCCAGAAAGCAGAAGGAGCGTTCAAATGATACTAGCATTAAAAATAGCCGTGGGGATAGTGCTTGCAATCGTGATTCTCAATGTGGCGTTCTGGGCTTGCGTAATTCTCGCCTATCTACTCGCCACTTTGTTCGAGTGCATCGGGAAGTGGATGAACAAATGAATGAGTGCTTCCTTGTCATCATCGCCACTCTCGGCCTGCTAGGATTGATTCTGCCGTTCTTTGTCTAATGAAACGCTCTCCCCTCAAACGCAAAACCCCACTCAAGCGAGGCGGGAAACTACGCCAAGTGTCTGCCAAGAGGAAAGGCCAGAACGAAGTCTATAAAGATGTGCGAGAGAAGTTTTTAACCAACAATCCGGTATGCCAAGTTTGCCAACACAAGATGGCAAGCCAAGTCCACCATAGGCGGGGGCGGTTCGGAGATAGGCTAAATGAGGTGGAGTTTTTCTTGGCGGTGTGCTTTGATTGCCACCACAAAATCCACATGAACCCAGCGTGGGCTTATGCAAAAGATTATATGGTGAATAGATGAATACGCTTCAAGAAATTAACGAATTTACAAGGGAACTATTTAAGCCAAGGGAACATCTTTCGATTCCAGAGTGGGCAGAAAAGAATCTTACACTTTCGGCTAGAGTTACAAATATTCCCGGTGCGTACTCAACAAATCTCACCCCCTATGTGAGAGAACCCCTAGAGGCTTTCGGGGATGACTCAGTTCGGCGGGTGTGCCTAGTTTGGGGAGCGCAGACATCCAAGACTACAACGATTCTCGCTGGCCTAGCCTATCGCCTAGCTGAAAGACCTTGCCCCGCCCTTTGGGTGATGCCCTCCGAGGCTCTTGCTAGATCGTTCTCTGAAACTCGATGGCTACCAATGATTGATGACTGCCCAGCCCTTGCCAAAGAAAAGCCCGACAACACGGACAAGATCAAGATTCTCGAACAGCATTTCCGAAAGATGAGCCTTTGGTTTGTGGGAAGTAACAGCCCCGCCAATCTTGCCTCTCGTAGCGTCTCCCTTTTAATGCTCGATGAGGTGGACAAATATCCAGAAGCAGGGTCAAGCAAAACAGAGGCGGGAGCGTTGCAACTTGCAGAGGCTAGAGTTAGCACCTACCCCAACCATCTAATCATAACAACCAGTACGCCAACCACGGCAGATAGCACGATATGGAGCGAATGGCTAAAAGGGGATATGAGATTTTTCTTTGTGCCTTGTCCACATTGTGGATTGAAACAGAAACTTATATGGGGGCAGATCAAGTGGGACGATAAAGCAAAACTAGAGGATAGCGTCTATGACTTCGCGCTAGTAAAATCTTCTGCTTATTATGAGTGCGAGGGGTGTAAGGGCAAGATTCAAGACGGCCAGAAAACCAAGATGCTCAGAGAAGGGGAGTGGAGGGCAACCAATCCCAAGGGCGAACCAGCCAGACGCTCGTATCACCTCAACGGCCTATATGCTCCGTGGGCAACATTCGGCAGCTTGGCGGTCAAGTTCCTGCAAGACAAGCACAGCGGGATTATCGGCCTGCAAGATTTCGTGAATCGAGTTCTAGCCGAGCCGTGGATGGAACACGAATCAGAAAAGATGCAGATCGTTCCCGGTGCTTACAAGATGGGCGAGGTTCGGATGGGCGATAAGCTGATTATGAGTTGCGACATTCAAGAGGCTGGGGGCTTCCACGCTTGGTGCGTTGTGAGGGCTTGGGATTTAGAGGGCAAACCAAGGCTCGTATGGGCGGGGAGGCTAGAAACTTGGGGCGACATAAAGGCAAAGCAAGACGAGTTTGGCGTTGAGGATAAGTGCTGTCTAATTGACTCTGG